GTCTTTTCTCTATCTGAAGGCAACCAGCCCGAACTGGCGGTAACTGGCCATGATCGACCAAGACTGGAAACTATTGTGCCTGATGCTGCCGGGTCGTTCGGGGTTGATGTGCAGGGATGGGCAGAAGAGCATCTAGGCATCATCCTTATGCCTTGGCAAGTGCATGTTCTTAACGGTCAGTTGGCTTATGACGATCAGGGTGAGCTGCTGCATCGCACAAGCCTTGTTTCTACCGCCAGACAAAATGGAAAGACAGTGGCCTTAGGTAGTTTAGTTGGCTGGTGGCTCTGTGAAATGCCAAAAATACGAGGCAAGAAACAGACAGTGCTTACAACGGCAAACAGACTTGACTTGGCTATAACACTGTTTGATGAAATCGCGCCCGTGTTAGTCGATCGTTTTGGAGCCACATCGGTCAAGGCCTATGGGCGTAACTCGGTGACAATGCCAGATGGCAGCAAGTGGACGGTCAGAGCTGCAAAACCATCGGTCGGTCACGGCACTAGCAATGACCTAATCGTGGCAGACGAAATTTGGGACATGTCGCAGCTTGCTATTGACGGCGGACTTATTCCATCTATGCGCGCACGAAAATCTCCTTTGCTCAGTTGCTGGTCAACGGCTGGGGTTGAATCCAGTACGGCCTTTCTCCGCTGGCGAGAACAGGGTCTACGAGCCATTGACCGTGGCGAAAAATCGTCGCTGTACTTTGCGGAATTTAGCCCACCGCCTGATCTTGACCCGATGAGTTCAACCGCTTGGAAATTTGGAAACCCAGCTTTGGGCCATACGTTAGAACTGTCAACAATTGAAGCCGAATCGCAGAACCCTGACCGCGCTCAATTCTTGCGAGCATCTGTAAATCTTTGGGTAGCCAGCGACCGATCATGGATACCGCCGGGTGTCTGGCCTGCACTTGAGCACGAAGGCGACATACCGACAGGCGGCATTGTTGCCATCGAGACCAGCATGGATGACTCGCGCTACTTCGGCCTGCGCGCCGTAGCCCTACCAGATCGCCGCATTGTCGTTACCGTGGCTTTTGTCGTAGACAGCTTTGCCGCGCTTTTGCTTGAGGTTGATCGGCTGACCGCTGAGGGTTGCAAGTTTGCTATCTCCCCTAGCATCGACATTCAGTGGCCTCGACATTTAGAGACAAAAAAGGTGATTGTCGGCTACGGCGAAATACTCAAATACACCCCCACAGTAAGGAACCTAATATCAGAAAAAATGCTGCTACATGACGGCTCAACCCAATTGGCTGAGCATGTCAATCGCGCGGTAGCGGTCAGATCGCAGAATTCCATAGCAGTCAGCTCGCAGCGTTCTAGTGGCCCGATCGAGTTGTGTCGCTGCATGATCTGGGCGGCTGCACTTTGCTCCCGTCCATCTGTGTCAGGTAAGCCCATGCTGGTCACTGTAAATCAGTAACATACCCTCGGCACTCGGTCGATGTACCTAGCCTTTCGTCGGGAACTGATAGGCCGATCGAGTGCCACCATCACACCGCCGCTGTCTGTAATGTTGTGGCATGGGATTATTTGACCGCAAAGTAAACAAGGCTGCAATAAGTCCAGCGCCTGCAAAAGCGGCAGCTGCCGGGGCTAACAGTTTTGCTAACCCGAACAGCGCGGTAAATGTGTTTAATCAGTATTACTCTTGGCGCGAGGGCGAACAGAGAAATTTGCTTATGTCCATCCCAGCGGTTTCACGCTGCCGCGATCTGCTTGCATCAGTCATTGCATGTATGCCATTGCGCGCATACAACATGAGTTGGGATGGCGAGCGTATGGTCAAGAATTACATTGCGCCTCGATCATGGATGCGTCAACCAGACCCACAAAACACTTACGCCCATTTTTTTTCGTGGGTTTTTGATGACCTCTACCATTTTGGTAGGAGCATAATTCACATCACATCGAGGACGGCTGATGGCTTTCCTGCGTCGTTCCAACGTTTGCCAGTCGGCTCAATTACGACTACCGATCAGACTGGGCCTGTCTGGTTCGCGCCAAGTAATCAGGTCTACTTCAACGGAGTAGAACTTGACACGCGCGATCTGTTGCAAATCTTGTCACCGACCACAGGCCTTGTTTACACGAGTGTGTCAGCAGTAGAAACTGCATTAAAGGTTGAGGCCGCGCGCAACCGCAATGCATCATCGTCGATACCTGCTGGCATTCTTAAGCAAACTGGTGGCGAACCATTAAGCGCACAAGAACTAGCCGATCTTGCAGCTGCGTTTAACGCTGCACGCGCCACTAATCAGACCGCTGCGTTAAACGAGTTTCTATCTTATGAAGCGACAACAATGTCACCAGACAAAATGCTGTTAATTGAGTCTGCTAACTACAGCGCACTTGAAATGGCTCGACTGGGCAACGTGCCGCCATACTTGGTCGGCGTTTCAACCGGGTCATATTCGTATCAGTCATCACAGCAAGCACGCGCAGACCTTTACATTTTTGGTGTCAAACTTTACGCCGAAGCAATCGCCGAAGCATTCAGCATGAACAGCATTTTGCCGATTGGCACATATGTTGAATTTGACGCAGAAAATTATCTCGCCGAAAACTATTTAGCAGATCAAGCAGAAGAACCACAAGAAAACACTCAAGAGGAGTTAGCAAACCGATGATCAAACTAATCGCAGGAGATTTTACGCTCGACGCTGCCGCAGGAGACACGCCGCGCCGCTCAATTTCAGGAACGGCAGTTCCCTATAACGTTCCTGCCGTAGTTTCTGATGGCACTGCCGTGATCTTTCGCCCTGGCTCGCTGCCAGTCACAGGCAAAGCCCCAAGACTCTTCATGTACCACGACGCATCCATGCCAGTAGGCATCGTTACCGAGCGCGTAGAAACCGAAGAGGGAATGCTATTCAGCGCAAAAATCAGCGCCAGCTCTCAAGGCCAGGATGCCATGATCATGCTGCAAGAAACCGTTATTGACCAAGTGAGTGTTGGTGTGACCCCACAAAAGTTCTCATACGACGACAACGGCACAATGATCATTGAGTCTGCCACCTGGACAGAACTCAGCCTCGTCCCCGTAGGCGCATTTGGAGACATGGCCAATATCGCCACCGTCGCCGCGAGTATCCACCACGAACCCGAAGAGACCGATAATAATGAAATACAAGAACCCACAGAGGAGACAGAACCCATGTCAGAAGTAACCGTCCCAGCAGTCGAGGCAACCATTCCTACAGCTGCAATTCCAGCACAACCAAAGCGTCAATTTAACTTGCCGACACCTGGCGAGTACATGGCAGCAATGCACATCGGTGGCACAACGTTTGAGAACGTTTCTGCTGCTGCACGCGACTTCATGCGTTCAAAGCAGTCGGCATTTCAAGCAGCCGCTGGTGATGTACTTACCACTGACACTCCTGGTCTGTTGCCAGTTCCAGTGCTTGGGCCTGTCTTTGAGAACTTAAACCAGTCAATTCGTCCAGTAGTTGCTGCTGTCGGCGCTCGCGCTTATCCAGATGGCGGAAGTCAAAAAACCTTTATTCGTCCAACATGGACAACTCACACCAGCGTTGCAACGCAGAGCACTGAACTCACAGCAGTGTCTGCAACGACTCCCGTGATTGCCTCAAACGTAATTTCTAAGACAACCCTGGCCGGGCAAGTCCAGCTCTCAATTCAGGATGTTGATTTTTCGTCGCCCGGTGCAATGGAAATCATTATCAACGATTTGATGGGCCAGTACATGCAGGCTTCCGACAACCTTGCTGCTGATGGTCTTGTTGCTGGTGGAACTGCATCAGGCGCTACATGGTCAGTAACAGCAAACGACCCAAGCACTTTGATTTCAGCAATTTACACTGCGGCCTACAACATTCTGTTGGACACAAACTTCCTGCCAGATCACATCTTTGTGGCTCCTGGAGTTTGGCAAGCATTGGGCGCACAGTTGGACGCAGACAAGCGACCAGTATTCCCATACGTTGGTGCAGCTGGTCTCATGGGTGTTAACGGCATGGGCGCTGCAAACGTCACTGTCGCAAACACATTCAATCCATTTGGTTTGAACCTTGTAGCAGATCGCAACTTTGCTGCTGGCACGATGGTTGTCGCACGCGGCGCAGCGATCGAGTTTTATGAGAGCATCAGGGGCCTCTTGTCACGAGACGAACCAGCTACGCTCGGCAAAGTGCTCAGCTATCACGGCTATGCAAGTCTTTTTGTCGCTGACGCCAAGCAAGTACAAAAAATCACTGTTTCCTAGTCGAGAGCGGAGCAACCGCTCATGGCTACCTACAGCGTTACTAACAAGTACCTCATAGACGATTTTGCCGTACTGCAATTACTGACCCCCACAGAAATTGCAGTCGGCGAGTCAATTACAGTCGCTGGAGTAGATGCCACATTTAACGGCACATACACAGTCCGCGCATTGCCTCAATATCGCTATGTAGGTGTAGACACTCAAGGCGATCTGCTGTATGACATTAACGAGCCGATCGCTAATCAAGTGCTATATGCCAAGGTTGCAGATGACGTTGATCGAGTAGCAGCCACCGGCACAGTTACCTACACGCTGACCTGCACATGGGTCTCGGCATCCAATCTGGTGACATATCTGGGTGTGCAGATCACAAACCCGTCGGACGATTACACGCTTATTACGCAGGCTGTATCTGCTGGCAATCAGTTCTGTTACCGTCGCCGTCAAGAGGCTGGCTACATCGACAGCCTGACAACTAGCCCAGGTGGCGATCAGACGTTAGGCACGCTCATGTATTGCGCGGCTCTATGGCGCAGCCGTGGCTCGCTTGAGAACGCTTTTGCATCCTTTGACGGAATGGGCACAGCGCCTCAGCAGAGCCTCACACCGATCGTTAAACAGTTGCTTGGCATCGACAGGCCTGCCTGCGCATAATGGCTTACACAGACGCTCTCAACGGCGCTATTGACAGCCTGACGACTACGCTGACAGCGGTCTCTGGACTCAGGGTGGTAAACGATGCCACCAAGATCGTCCCTAATTGCGTTTTTATAGACGCGCCATCCTTTACCACAATCGCTGGCAATGGCAACATCATCCGCATGGACTTCCCAATCAAGGTCATCGGCTCAGGCCCAGCAGGCCTACCAGTCCTGCGCAGCATCCTCGACATTGTC